TCTCTCCTTTACGTGTAGCTACGGCCATTACCGCTCCGGCCATTTCTCTAATAAACGGAACTTTTTCGTCGTAGTCATTACGCAAACTCTTAGCTTCTTCAAAAGAAATATCTCCAAGTATAGAGGCTAACTTTCCTATGCCCATGCCATACATAATACCAAGATTAATAGTCTTAGCTAAACTTCTTTCAACGCCTGCAATGTCCGCTACCATTTGGTGAAAGTCTAAGTCATCGCTTTGATAAGACTGAACAATCTCTTGTACACGAGGATTATCTTTGGTCTCTGGAGTTAGTGAAGCATAGTGCATTAACCATCTAGGTTCTTGAGCACTATAATCAAAACTCGCCCACTTACACCCTTCTTCCGGAATAAACAATCCTCTAATTAATTCTTTAATCTCAGGATGCCTTGCAGGAACTTGCTGTAAGTTAGGATGACTAGACGAAAATCTACCGGTAACCGTGCCTCCATCTCCTGATCGTAATTGATTGAACTCACAATGGATACGCCCTTTGTATTGATGGTGCATAATAGTGTCTACAAAAGTTGTGTTGGCTTTATTGTATTCCCGTATCTCTAAAATCTTTTTTGCTACAGGATGCTCATGGTTCTTTAGAAAGTGTTTAGTAAAGCTTGGCGCACCAGATTTCTCCGTTCTTTCGTATGTCAAGTTTAATTTATCAAAAGCCTTTGCCAAAGATGTAGCGGTCCACGGTTCAATGTCTATGCCGGTTTCTTTTTTTACCTCTAACAATAATGTGTCTTCTTTTGTTTGAAGATACTTTTTTGTTTTAGAGGCTTTCTCTAGATCCACGCGCACACCCTTTGACCGCATCTCAAAGATAATAGGAAGAAGGTTTAATTCCATTTCTAAAATCTTTCCGCAATTCTCTCCTGCTAACTTATTGCGTAATACGTGCCATAAATCTAATGTTAGACGGGCATCTGTCTCAGCATAGCCTGCTACTCTAGAAGCCGGTAACTTCCACATTTCTTTTTTAGCATCTACTCCATGCTGACTAGCCGCCATACGGAGCTCATCTTCTTTTTTCTTTTCTCCTAGATAGGTGGAACCTAAAGCATTAAGAGAATAAGAAAACCGGTTCTCATCTAACAGAGGAGCGGCAATCATCGTGTCAAGGACTTTTCCTTTTACTTCTATTCCTACGGTTCGTAACCATCCTAAATCATATTGCGCGTTATGAAAGACTACAGACATGCCGTGTTTAAGTTGATCTTGTAGCCAAGTAATTATCATTTTCTTAGACATATTACCGCCGCCCTCATGACCAAAAGGTAAGTACGCTTTCCAATTGGAAGACGCAACAGCAATCCCGATCAACCGACCATCGTTCCTTGCCCAACCTGGGCCTAACGTTAAAAGATTTGGATCGGAAGTTTCTACATCAATAGCTATAATTTTTTCTTGCGATAGATCAGGAAGAATACTTGGAGGAGTCCACGTAGGCTCATTAAATAAATCTTGCTCATACATCGTCATTTCCGTAATCTGCCGCTAAAGCCGCCCAAATTCCTGTGTAGGCTGTAGCATCTGCTCCATCATCAGGATTAAATACACCCTGTTCATCTCTTGCTACTTTAAGCATTGTCATACAAAAAGCCACTTGTTTAGGAGATATTTTTTTTCCTAGATAAGAAGACCAGAGATCGGCTATCCTAACATGAAGCAATCGATAATCTCCGTGCTGTTCGGCTCTTTTGCCCCCTACTAACTCAGCGGCTTTTAATAAAATTTCTTTAGGTCTCATAGGTTATAGTACCTTTCTGTTTCTGGTTGCATGATGTGTAAGTTTTCTTTTGTTCGTGTTACCCCTACATAAAACATGCGGTGTAATGTTGACGGTCTTGTAATCATTTCTTTAGAGGCCGCGTACGAAATATCTGATATTAACAGAATATTATCATTTTCTCCACCCTTCATAGAGTGAATAGTGCTGAGTTTTATTCTAGGGTTCTTTACGTTGTCTCCTCTTCGCAAAGCATTTAGCAAATAGTTTTGTGTGTTGAGTCCCACCTTACCTAACACTTGATGCCATCTTTGTGATCCGTCAACTAATAGGCCTAGGTTATCCCTTAAATAATCCATACGAAATACACTTTCTGGAGGATGTTCTAAAAACTTTCTAGAGCGTCCTCCAAATCCTTTTTTAAACCCTTCGTTAGCTACCATGTGGTCATATATATTTCTTACCTGACTTATGGTTATCTCTTGCCCATTAGATAAAGACTCCCATGAAAGTATCGCTTCATATAATTTCCTTGGTACGCTTGGGTGGTCATGCCTACTATAAATCCAACCCTCTTCTCTCAATTGCATAGCGTATTTATCTAACAATCTATTTGTAGACGCTAAAATTGTCCACTCTCCCGATTCAATAGGAACCTCTTCCAGAGAGTTATGATAATAGATAGAGCCTTTTTCTTTCTTAGGATGCCATTCTTTAGGAGCGCGATCATCTATTCGTGTTACTATTTGTTGCGCTTGTTCCCAAACAGAATGCGGAATACGATACGATTGGTTTAACACTTCTTTCTCTTTAGTGGCGGATAGAAAAGCTTTAACATCCGCTCCTTGGAAATTCATAATAGCTTGGTCATCATCTCCCGTAAATATCTGGATGTTTGGCGATTGTCGTACTACATCAATCATTTTCCACTGCAGGGTAGACAGGTCTTGCGCCTCATCTACTATTAAAGCTTCTAGGTCTGGACACTGGTCTTGCTTTATAAACTCTTCTATCATATCCGTAAAATCTACTTTTCCCTTAACTTTTTTATAATTCTCATACGCTTCTACTAAACGTGTGAGTTCTGAATAATTAAGACTATAGTTACCTTCTTTTTGAAAAGCTTCCTCTAATGATTGTAACCGGCTCCTGGACAATTGATAGATCTTTAAGTATTCGTCGCCCTTTTGATTGCCTATCCATTCAAAATCGTTCTCGGTATCCTGACTGGTAGACTTGCTTGCAAAATCCAATCCTACTTGATAACCTATCTCCCGCATATCCTTACCGCGTAATACATCGGTAGTTTTATAACCCAGTGATCCAAAAGCCATAGAGTGTAGCGTACGAAAGTACGGTAAGTCTTCTTCTAAAATATTCCAATCTTTGCACACACGTTCTTTACTTTCTCTGGCGGCCTTCTTACTAAAAGATACACAGGCAATACGCTGAGGTTCTATACCACTTTGGATATAGTCTTGAATAAGATTAGAGTTTGTCTGGGTCTTTCCGCAACCGGGAGGGCCTAGTATTGTTTTCTCTATTTTCAAAAGGGTGTTTCCTCATCCGGTTTAAAAGTAACAGGCGGAAGATCCACCTCACCTTTTTTAATCTCAGGAATAAACCAACACCGGACGCTTTGCCACTTATCTTTATTATCTTTAAAACGAAACTGCTTGTCGGCTGTTCCGCCATTATTCATTTCTTTTAATCTTTCTGTGATCTGACCACGGGTATAGATCGTAAAATTATGTCTCTTTAAAAACTCTTGGAGAGCACTAAGCTTGAAATACGTATAGTCTTCCTCTGACCACGGCTTCCCGGTAATAATCTCTTCCGGACTTCTCGCTTGCAAACGCGCTGTACAAAACATCTCCAGAAGTTCTTGGAACTGTCCTTTTTGCGTTAACTCTTCTGGTACGGCTATCCGTGTAGCTGTTTCCAATAACACATCGATCATTTCTCTCCACTCATTATCTTTCATCCGTGCAGGCATTTTATACATTTGTTCCATGCAGGCCCTTTGAAAGTCTACTTGCATCTGCAGTTGCCGGGTGCTTAATTCTAACCGTGCGCCATCCACATCAATAAACCAAACAGGTGGTTCCGATTCTACTACACTAAGCCCTCCAATGGTGGGAAACGATTGGCCACTTCCTATACCAAATTTTCTAGAACGGCACATAGATTTATTGCAATGTGATCGTAAAGGTTCTTGCTTACAGGTGTAGAAGTATTCTTTCTTCTCTAATTGGTTTTGTATGGTTACCATTTCTTTAGCCGGTAGCGGAGGATTGCAATACTCTTGATTATGTTTTTCTAACAAATCTTTCCAAGCTTCCGGACTAGACATCTTATAAAATAGCCCTACATTTAGCATAACCATATTACGGCCACCTTCTGGAACTCCATACTCTGTCAGTTGTTGCAGACAAGGAGGACCTTGTGGCAAAAGCTTTTGACTCACTCCTACTTGTAAGTCCCGTAACTTCTCTAATGTA